TAGCAGCTGCAATTTGGCTTAGTGTGATGACACCAGATACTGTACCAGTATTAGGAAGGTCTAAAGTTATTGTTAAATTGTTAGAGCTAACTGAAACAATTTTTGCACCCGATGCAATTCCAGCACCTGAAACTCCATTGTTAGGAAATGGTAGTCCTGCACTCCAAATAGTGTTTGTCATGGTAATAGTGTAAGCTCCCTGTACACCCGATGAAAGGTTGGAGCTAATTGTTAGCACTCCAGATACTGTACCAGTGTTAGGAGTGTCCAAAGTAAGCACTAAACCATTAACATTTGTAATTTTTGCACCTGTTGCAATTCCAGTACCAGAAATTGTAGCTCCAACTGTAGGTGTAGTTCCGTTAGACCATTGAGTGTTTAGCATAGTAACAGTGCTTGCACCTTGCGCACCTGATGAACCATTAGAGCTAATTGTAATAGTTCCAGAGACTCTTCCAGTATGAGGAGTGTCTACAGTAATTATTAAACCAACAGATGCAATAATTTTTGCACCTGCTGCAATTCCAGTACCAGAAATTGTAGCACCGACTAGAGGGGTTCCTGAGCCCCATGAAGTAGTGTTGTTTACCATAGTAATAGTATCTCCACCAATTGAACCTGATGAACCACCACTGTTAGTGCTTGTACTTACTGAAATACCGGTCTCTCTTGAAAGACTTGTAGTAGGTGCAGACCAGTTGCCTACGGATGCATTGCTAACATAATTTGAAATTTTTGTAACTGTGATGTCTTGTTCGGGAGTAAAAAAGAATGTTCTTAGAGAGCCACTAACAACGGCTAAGGTAGAGGTAGCAAATAGTCTTGGAGGGACGTCTAATGTAGTAGTGCCTTGGTAAAACTTTGCACGTTGTTGAGTTAAAGTTGAAGCAATACCGGAAATTTTTGATGGGGCAATGGCTGCAGTAGAAGAAATATCAGCATCAACAATAGTTGTAGCGGATAGAACATCAGAACCATTTGATTTAACTACACCAGCAGTAGAACCAAATGTAGTCTTACCAGTTCCACCATTAGCAACAGCAACAGTCCCAGTAACATTAGTAGCGGTTGCTGCGGAAATAGTGCCAGTAAGTTTTGAGCCATCAGTTGCATAAGTCAAACTAGTCCAAGTACTGGAGCCAGTACCGATTTTAAACTTTCCTGTGTTACTTTCAAACCCAACCTCACCAGCAGCTAGGGTAGGGTTAATTGTGGTCCAATTTGCGTCTGTATCCCTTCGGACCTGAATTTGTGTAATTTGTGCCATTATTGACTCCTTGTATAATTCTTGATAATATCGAAAACTCTATTAAACATTCTAGCAGCATAATACTTATTGCCGGCAGCATTTAGGTGGTAATCAGCACCAGAAACATAAATTTGACCATTGCCTAAAGTTCCTGTTGAAGTTGAATCTGTGTATGTTCCAGTAACCCATCCTTCACCATAAATATTTACTGCGCCAATAACGTTAGGTGCAGCCAGTGCAGCTGAATATACAGTTGAAGCATTAAGTGAGTAGTTTGAGCCAGATAGCGCGTTTGAGCCACGTGTAAAAACAATTACTTTAGTATTAGGTAAGTTAGTTGCAATATAATTGTAAACATAAGTTGCATGTGCGCTCAGCTGATAGGTAGACCCGGTATACCCGTCATCATTGGTAGTTCCAAGGAATATGACAAGGTCAGGGTTAATAGTCGTCAATATAGATAGACGTGTAGGGGCACACCAGTTGCCTCCACCAGCAGTAGCGTCTGTTACATAACCAAGAATTGGGTCCACGTTTGTTCCACGTACATACCCAGTTCCACCGATGGAAACATTGTGATAGTCCGCGTTTATCATCTCACCAAACTGTATAGACAACTGGTCAGATGTGTTAGTCGCCCCTCCTTGGTAGCCGTCTAACCAAGACCCATCAAATAGAGCAACTTTTAAAAGGTTTTGCTCGACTGGGTAGATAGTCTCAGTGGCATCTTTCAAACCAATTCCACCGAAATCTGCTTGAGTCAACATAATTCGTATACGACGTTGGTCAGTAGATGGTAGCTCTACATTGTAGTAATTATTCACATTATAACTAGTAGTCGGTCTTACTGCTGAATCAGTAGTAGGAACGCCATTTATCCATACCCAAATTTGAACAGCGTTGGTTCCAAGAGAGTTATAAAGGACATCAAAATTACTACCGTAGTAATCAAACTCAACCCAAAAGGTTTTAGCTCCACCATAATTAGTATTGCGATAGCAGGGTGTACCGTTAGCGTTTATAATAACGCTTGAAGTTAACCCCCGGAAATAAAATTTGCCGCTATCGTAAGCATAGCGGGTAGCTCCAGAGATTGCGGTATTGCTAGTACTGGAAATTAGTGAAGGGTCAGCAGTAGGAAAAGCTTTAAGTGGGCCAGTAGCTCTAGCAAGAAAACCATCAAACTTAGACTTTATAGCAGAACTGCCTTTAGCATCGTAGTTACTAGTTAAAGACACTGCACCAGTAAGGCCGTCAACAGATGACACACCTGTTGTAATAGCTTGCCATTGGGTGTCATAATCTGTGTTAGACCTTTTAACTAGTGCTTGTCCTGTAGTTCCACCTGCGACAACTCCTACACCAACTGCGCCTGTTGGGCCTGTAAGGCCAATATCGCCTTTTTCTCCCTTGTCGCCCTTAACACCTTGAGCAAGATATTTCCAAGTTCCTGAAGTAGTGTCATAATATTTTATTGCGCTCATGCAGAACCCCCGTCAATAGCATTTATATACGTTACATCGTTTGGGTCTACCCAAAGTTGTGAAATGTCTGTTGGAGCTGACGTAGAAATTTTTACATTGTTTTGTTGGGTTAATGTCAGTGAAACCCATTGTTGAGTAGGTACATCCCAAATTTTTAAGGCTGTCATGCTGAACCCCCCGATATTGTGCCGCCGTAAACAGTCGCACCAGTTATATTGATAGTTCCACTTAAAGTTGGGTTATTAAGGTCAGCAAGAGCTACTGCGTATCCTAGAGAAGTCCATGGTGTAGAGCCGTTACCAATCTTAAATTTGCGAGTATCTAACTCAAACCCAAATTCACCAGCATCTAAGATTGGGTTAACAGATGTCCATACTGAAGAATTTCCACGTCTAGTTCTCATAGAACTTAATTGCCCTGCAGGTGTTCCGCCATCAAAAACTGCAACTTGCGCTAAAGTAGTTGAGGTATCAGCCCACAACTGTGCGTGACTTGGAGGTGTATCCGAAATTATAATACCAGCAGGAGAAGAAGATATTTCAGTACCAATATCGTCTGTATCTACCCACAGAACTTTAGTGTCTGAAGGAGCGTTTGGCTGAGCTAGGATTCCAGGCAATCCATTAGGGCCTCGTTGTCCTGGGACACCTGGCAGCAAAGTAATATCAATTACTTGATTAGCTTCCTCGTTTGGTTGAAGAAGCGTTATATCTTTTTCTGGTAAAGGTAAAGGGGCCATTATATAATCACCGTACTAGAACGAGCAGTAAAGAAATTCCCGCCTTTGATTTCGGTAACATCACCGGTAAAGTCATCTACTGTAGAAAGAGACCAGTAAGCACGTTCTGCCAGTCTAAGTGTCTGGTCCTTAGTAAACGACATTGTAAAGGTGTAATCTTTAGAAACGTTTGTTTCTACTTGCGCAGCTAAACCAGTTAATGACAAGACAGTTGTAGAAGTACCAGTAACAGTAAAAGTTGTGCCAGTAGGAGTGGCGTTACCAATAGTGTACACACCGTCTACTGTGCTGTCTACACCAGTAATAACTACTGAGTTTCCTGTGGTCAAACCATGAGCAGCACTGGTAGTAATTGTGATAGTTCTATTTCCTGAAACTCTAGCTGCATTAGTGATTGTATCAATACCAGGAGCGTTTACAGAAAGAGTAAAGTCTTGAATTGCAAGTGCTGAGCCACGTTGGTTTAATAGTTTTGCTGTGAATGACTTACCAGCAAAGTTGTCTATAATATCTAGTGAGGTACTGAACGAACGTCCTTGGTAGGCAGTAAACTCTCCACCATCAGTAGGCCAAGCAGTTGGCTTATCTCCATAGGTAGAGTGCTGGTCTGCAACTCTTTGTGGGAATGAACGGTCATCGACTTCTTGAGGCTTGTAAACAGGAATTAAACGTCCGGTAGCCTTAGAGATTCTGCGAAGACTAAATACGTCAATTTTATATAAGCCAACGCCTAATTGAACACAGAGTTCACGGTATTGGGTTTGACGAGTTTGAACCATCTCCATAAGCTGACGGAAACGTTCTGAACGAGGGATAGTAACCCCATCTGGAGCTTGGATGTCAATATCAAACGAGGCATCAGTGGCTAAAGTATAAAGAGCAATAGTGGTAGCGTAAATAGCTACAGGGTATTCTTCAATAAAAGGAAGAGTAGAAATATCCATTTTACGGCCCAAGGAGTCTGTGTGTCCCGCAGAATGTTGGGTAATGGCGTCATTAACAATAGTAGTTAGTTCTGCTCCAGTAAAATAACGGTAATAGTTTCCGCTAACAGTAACTTCAGTCATGTCAGCCAGCACATCTGCTGTAACTAAAATACCAGTAGATTCTTCAACATAACTAGTAGAACTAATGTCGGTAGTTCCTGCATATACTATAACAGTAGTTGCATCTAAAGGAGCATAGTGTAGTTTAAAACGGTTGGTTGTACCATCTGCAACGAACTTGGTTACGAAAGTTTTTCCAGCGTCGCCAAGTTCAAGGCGAACTCTGTCAATAAGGCTAGAAGTAGTAGCCATCAATCCTCCAAAGTCTTATATAACTATGTTCTCTTAAAAGTGTATAAAATTCATGGTAAAAGTCCGCCCTGCTGGTGAGGAGGGCGGGACCAGCAGGACGGACAGATTGGGGAGGCGTACTACTGACGCCAGACGTAACCAAGTTCTTCTAGATACTGTGCAAGAGCACGTGGTACCGAGTAGCGAACTCCAGCTTTAAAAGTATAGGAGTTTCCAACACCATAAGTCATATCTTCGATATCGTGGTGTGTACGGATAACAACCTTGTCGTTATTTACTGAGACTCCAACTTCTTCAATTTCATCAATTAAAAGAGGTTGACTTGGATTCAATGGGTCAAACACATCATTCTCAAGGCTGATAGCCTCTGCCTGACGTGAAATGGAAATTTCATCTTTACGAGCAGCTAGTTCAGCTGCATTACGCTTTGCAGCATCTTCTGCTGCGCGTCCTGTTGTGTCCTGTGGACTAGTGGGTTTATTTGCCACGATATTATTCTCCTTGTTATTTGTTTATTTGTTTGTGTTGGGGGGCCCCGAAAGGCCCCCCTCGACGAAGGGTTTGGCTATTAGTTGGTGTAAACCTTGTTGATAGCCTGGTCTGTGATGATACCTAGACCCCAGATGGCGTACCATGCTAGTGCGTGCTCACGACCAAAGTCTAGAACACCACCATCACGAAGCTCAACTGGAAGAGCGATTGCGTGACCAAATGCGTTGTCACCAATCATGATTGACTCGTATACATCCTTTGCAGGAGTAGTACCAGTCGAACCACCAGCAGGGTTAGGTGAAGCTGACCCAGTAGGGTTACCACCTGAACCAGGAGCAGTGTTAGCCTTAACAGCACCATTAGCGTATTCATACTGGTTGCTTGGAGCACCAGTTACAGAGGTGTAGTCAACAGCAGTAGACTGAGCAAGTAGCTTAACCTGAGTAGTCTCGATGAAGACTACGTCGTATAGACGACCAATCTCACCTAGCATGAAGTTACCTGGAGCAGCGTACTTGGTTACTTCGATGAACTCTGGGTTCGAGCGAAGGTCACGAGACTGCTTAGGGTGGATGAACATAACGTAAGTCTCACCAATTCTAGGAATGTTCTTAGAAGCAAGGGTAAGAGCTGAGTCCTTGATAGCACCAGTTGTCAACTTAAAACCACCAGTTAGTTCAGACAGGTTAGCTGCCAACTTACCTTCGTTGTAGTTAGCAAATCCGCTAGAAGTATCTGCGGAACCGTCAGCTTTCAATGTACGGTCATAACCAAAGGTCGCTGAAGTAGCAGCCGATAGTGTGTTGCGAGCCTGTACGTCAAGGTACTGTGCCATGTGGCGACCTAGCAAACGAGATGCAGAAGCCATGATGTCGTCGAACGAAGCGTTCAGTAGCAGTTCTGAAACTGCAACTGCGTAGCCGTGCTCTGCAACGGTGATAGCAATCTGCTCTGCGGTTAGAGCGTTGGTTGACATACGGACACCTTCAGTTAGTGGAGTTGGGTCCACGCTGAAGTTTTTGTAACGAAGGAAGTTAACACGCAGACCTGGTGAAACACCAAGCTCTGTCTTCTTAACTGCAAACTGCTCAAAACGAAGAATAGGCATCGCCTGGAACAGAATTTCCTTCGACCAGATGGTTTGAATAGCCTGTGAAAGCTGGCTATTTGAACCTGAATATGCGGTAGGCGCAGTAGCTAATGCCTGCGTACCTGTAACAGCAGAACCTGCCATTTTTTGCTCCTTTCAGAAGCGGTCGTTAGATTATTGTTTTAGGGGTGTTGCGGATTATATGGCTGTTATGAAACTTTTATAACAACGCATAACTTCCATATTTATCCAAAGAGCCCTTGTCCACTGTTTTTACCTGAGCCAAGTAACTTAGCTCTATTCTTCGCATAGTCTGCCATTGACATGTTATTAATGTCATTAGGTGAATACGTACGTGAGTCCGAGTCGTTGTCGAGGGGTCCGGAAGCCGGGCTCGTAATACGAGTTCCAGCCATTTCCTTGCGGCTCTGCTGTGCAACTTGCGCAACAGAATCGAAGATTTTCGCAGAGCGTTCTTTAAGACCAAGGATGCTCTGCTCAATTTCATCCTTAGAATTACCAGAAATTAGGTCAACTAGTTCTGGAATAATATTATCGCGTTCTGTTTCCATACGCTGTTGGCGGTATGCCGATAGTTCCTGAAACTCACGCTCACGTTCAAGAAGAGCAAATGCCTTCTCACGTTCTTGGCGTTCAGAGTTAAGCTTTTCAGCCCACTCCTGCTCTTTAACCGCAAGTAGGTCACGAACTTCAAGTTCAGCCTCTTCTTGCTTCTTACGTTCTGCTACGGCCTGTGCTTCACGTGCTGCACGTTGTGCCTTACGTTCTGCGTCCTTAGCGTCACGCTCTTGCTTTTCATTACGAAGACTAGCAAGTTCTTCTTGTAGCTTCTCTACCTGAGGGTATAGCTTAGCCTTCTCCTGAGCACGCGCCTTTGCAATATCATCGGCACTGAACTGGTTCTGCACTGCTACCTCCTCAGCAAAAGCTGCATTAGTAATTGATTCAGTAGATTCTACTACTTCTAGGTTTTCATCCATTATTATTCTCTTTTCATTCTCTTGGTCGTTTTCCGTATTAATGCCACATGACCTTGTCAGTCGTACTTATTAAGTAACATCATAATTATATTTTGTTACCTAATTAAATAATGCCTTAAACTAAAGCATTAATCTTTGTCAACTTGTCTGCGTGCTGGAATTTGTGTTCCATACGCTCCAGCTACCAAAGAATTCCTTATTTCATCTTCACCCTGCAACTGCTCTTGAGCTACTGCTTGGTCTTCCTCTGCGGCTACTCCTGAGCCTTGAGGGCCTAGTTGACCGTCACCTAGTAAGTCTCCATTGCCCATCATCATTGGGTCCATAGGAGTAGCAGTGCCGTCAGGGCCTACCATCATTCCAGTTAAGTCCATAAGCTGCTTAGTAATTTGAGCCTTAACAAGGTTAAGTGCACCTTCAGACTTAGCGTCCTCAATAAGTTCAGAACGAATCTCCTGCAGCTTTTCTTCAGGGAATTCTTCACCCAGAGCACGCAAAGCGCCTTCTTTAGACTCAAGACCCATAGACATTTTTTGCTGAAGTTCGTTCAACATAACAATCTTGTCTAGTGGTAGAGGCGGTTCAAAGTGAACATAGTTGCTGTATGTAATTGGGTCGTTAGGGTCAAGCTGAGGAAGTTGACCCTCTTTAATTGGCCCATCCTCTTCAGGATTATAAACCATAGTTTCTGGTTCTTTAATAGCAAGGTTAAGAATAACAAGCTGGTTAATCTTTTCAATACCTTTACCGTATTGTGTGCTCTTCTGTGACCAACGGTTCATCAAAGGCTGGAACTGGATAGAAAGCGCAACACCGGAGGTATTCGAAATAGGCTGTGCTTGACCCAATGCAGACTCTGGAATGTTCATCATTTCGTGCATGGAGCGCTTTAATGTTTCAAGGTATTGTAGAGCACCCTGAATACCTGCACCGCCGCCTTCAAGGTTAAACACCTGGGCGTCTTTAGGTAGACCACCCCAAACCTTCTTAGCACCCTTTTCAAGGTTAGAAGCCTTAGCACCAACGATTACTGTAACAGGTGCAGCATGGTAGTTAATGATATCCGCGATGTCTGTAGAAATTTCGTTATATGCACGGTTGATAGTAATGATATCGTGGGCATCAGCAAGGCCCCATGGAGAACCAGATACAGGGATGTTTGGGATATGTACTACAGGAATCATTCCCAGTGGGTTTGGGCGAGAGTCAATCAACTCATCATTAACGTATTCTTCAATGATGTCATCAGTAAGAATTTCAGTGTAAGTAAAGACCTGACGAGTTCCTTCTAGAGATGTGCCCCAGAAACGGTACTTCTGCTTAAATCTAAGCAATCTTTCGCGGTCGTGAGGATGGAACTCAGGGAAACAGAAAGCAGGGTTTAATGGAAGAATGCGTACGCGGCCAGGGTGGAAACGGCCAATGGTATCTTCCCAGGCTTCTTCGTAAGCTACTTTAACAAAGCAGTCACCAGTGATTCCACCAGTCTGTGCCATTTCAAATAGGATACGTTGCTTATTGTTATCAAGTTCCCAAACACGTTCTAGACGGTCAGGAATAATAGCTTCAGTTGCTTTAGGGGAGCGAAAGTGCACTCCATTACCAAAAGTAAATCTTGCTAGGTAATCAATGAAAGCACGGTAGTAATTTACCGAAATCTGCATTTCGCCTTGCTCACGGCGGTAACCCCAGTGATGCCCGAGGTACATCGCCCAGTTGAGCGAGTAACGGTTTAGACGAGGACCGTGAACCTCAAACTCTTCATCAGCAAGTTCTACAAGACCCAGAGGGGAGATGCTGATTGTAAGGTCAGAAGAGGAAGCTCTATAGCTTGGTGGTGAAAAGTCTAAGAATGACACTACTTATCGTCCTTATCTTTACCCCGGTTGCGTGCCAGGACTTCTCTGCGGTGCTCTATAACCCTCTTCATTAGAGACTTACGTTCTGCAAGTTTTGCACTATCTTCAAACCTTCCGCCAAGTTCTAGGTAACGTTGGTGTACCCAGTGGCTTGCTCCTGGAGAAGGATAGATTCTGTACTTAGCTTTAGCTTGGCCTACCACCATAGCGTAAAGCTTTTCATTCAAAGGTACCTCTGCCATAATTCTCCTCTAATCGAAGACACCCCGCCCTTGCGGGCAGGGGTCCATCGAAGCCCTAATTAGTCCTGAACAACTGTTGCGTTAAGACGCATCATGCGTCCGCCCGAAACAACCTTGGTCTCTACAACCTGTTCAGCATTGTTTGAGAATGAGCCATGAGCAAATTCTCCTAGGAATGTTGGTGCCTCTGCCCAAGAAGCTGAACCTACGTGAGCACGCTCACCCATAGTTTCTTCAGCAGTCTTAGTGTGTACTGGTGCATTACGGTTTGGACGACCAGGAGCAGCAGCAAAGCCGCTCATGATTCCAGTCTGAAACTCAGTTGGGACGTCAGTATCTGTAGCAAGACCTTCTTCAAAACGAAGAGGGCCACGACGCTCAGGGTTACCTGACATCTTCATTTCATAGCCTTGAGGTGCGCGTTCAGGGAACTGTGGTTGTGGGGCGATACCCATGGGAACTCCTTTAAAGTTAAATTGGAAAGGAACTAGTATTTCCAATATCTAGTTTGTCTGTTTTATCGAAATATTTCATAGTCAACTCAGATTTTTAGAAAAAAGCTGAATTTGATACTTCAATCTCTGGCATTACTAGTGACTGGGTTAGAGAACAAGCAATAGCTAAAGAGTCTACAAAGTCATCGTGGGCGTAGGATTCATCCGGAGCTTCGACTACAAAGTTTGGTCCTTTATATTTTATTTCAACATCTGTCATTTGTTGTATAAAACGTTTATGTACTCTTAGTCTACGTGTTTTTGCGTGGTTTGGGTAGCTAAGCGAACGTCTTTGTATTAAAGCTTGTAAATGTTTAAATCTTTTAGATTGTTCGCTCTGGCTAGAGGTTAAAGGGAATACATCTGAACGGCCTAATAATAGTTTAAGACGTTGGGCTACTGCGTCACCAACACCATTGGCGTCTACTCCAACTGCAAGTACATCATAGTTAGAAAGGAAGTTTACTATTTGGAAGTATTGTTCTTCCCAGTCATCGCCTTGTATTTCAAGCCAGTTAAGGATTCGGTGGTCAAAATAGCCAAACTCATCGGGCCTGTCCCAGTCCACCCAGACAACTGTGACAACAGTGGAGTCCATTTTTCGAGCAGGGTCGATTCCGACCACAACAGGGGTTTTATGCCATGTCTTGACGAGCTCTTGAGATGTGTCACCAAGCTCATCCAATAAGGTAGTCGTAACAAACATGCCTCGTTCAAGTAGCCATTTGCAGTTGTACGACATCTGGAACTCATCAGAATCTTCTCCAATTCTTAACATCTCTTGTTTAATAAACGTTTTATAGTTTGTGTTGACTTTAGATACATCTCTCCAGTCCCATTGGAAATGGTTCTGTCTTCTGCCTCGTTCAGTCTGTAATCTTTTATTTAGTTGAATCGCTTTATAGAAGTTGTTCTTAGAAGTTGTTGGGGTACCAGTCTTAACCATGATACCTGCGTAATACGCTAGCATAGGGGCAATAGACTTAGAAACAACAAAGTCATCAGCTTCTTGGCACTCATCAATAACGATAAGATGGAACGACTTAGATTCAATCTTAGCTCTAGGGTTAGCAGTCATCATTGTTATGCTACTGCCTGAGTTCTTTAGGCGTACCATTCTTGTTACACCACCAATTTTAGCAGCCTGGTCGTCAATCTCTGGGTCACCCAAAAGCTCTTGGGCACGTTCAGAAGTTAACCTACTAACAGTTCTACCAAATAATGTTTCTGCCTGGCCTTCAGTAGGAGCAAACAATCCAACCCAAATACCATTTTTATATTTGTCTAACAACTCTGGGTAAAGTATAGATAGCTTTGGAAGAAGCACCATAAGTGTGGATACTGTGTTAGCAATAGTTTCTGACTTACCAGACTGACGAGATGCTAGAGCGGTAATCTCATCACCCTTACCAATTAAGACAGACTCAATAATTCTTCTAGCTAATGGTTGCTGGTAATCATGAAGAGCATATCCTACTAGGCCTTCCATAAAGAGCATGATTTTATCTACTAATCGGTCGATAAAGTCTTGAGAAAAGACATCTTCTTCTTTTTCGTCTTCTTCTTCATCTTCTTCAAGAGCCTCTAGATTACGATAAAACTCTGGGTCAATTTCTTCAAACTGAACTTCTTCATTGTCGTAGTCAATTTCTGGGTCTAAGTCCCATGCCGAGGAGTCAAACTCTTGTTCTTCTTCGTACTCTTCTTCGGAGTTCATCTATGCCCTTGTTTGTAGTTCTTTAATAATTGCAATAAGTGCCTCTGCACCTAACAGAGCTTCATCAAGAGAGTCTTGGCTTTTATTGCGCTGGTAGTGGGTTATTTCTTTTCCAATAACAAATAGTGCGTTCTCAACCCACATAACTAAATCAAGCGTCCCAATCCCAGATACCCTTTTCTGCAGTTTGCTGCTTGGCTGGTGTCCAGCCTTTTTCCTCTTGAAAATCTTCATCAGTTAGTACCCGTCCTTGTATAGCGTTATTTAGTGCCGACTCTTCGTCTATTTGTTTTCCAGTCCACATACCAAAGACTACTGCCTTATGAAAGGGTAGTCTAAAGATTAATGGAGTTGCTGTACGGAATGGCTCTTTAATTTCTTGAGTCCATCCACGTACTACTAGTTTATACCCCCATTTTACAGGAAAGTCTATAAACTGTATAAATCTTTTAGTTCCGATGTCGTGTGTCCGAGGCATGTATTCCTTATGGTCGTCTAGCTCTTCCTGCGTTTTTGTTTGGGTTATACCCCGCTTTTTTAGCAAGTTTATTTAAATCTCGTTTACGTTTAGCCCTAGTGTTTTGACCAGAACCTATTGATGGTTTACCAGTAGCTTGGTTAACTGTAGCAGTTTTATTTCTGTAATAAATCTGTGATGTTCTAGCAATTTTATATAAGAACTCTTGAGCAGTTGGGCTTAAGTTACTCATATCAGCAGGGCCGTGTTTGTAAGATAGAAGTTTACCGTCTATAGCTTGCCCACCGTTTTTAGTTTTACGGTTAAGCATTGGGCCTTTTGAAAAAGAGTCATGAAACTCAATCCAAACAGAAGGTGGTACATCATAATAATTATAGAAGGTTCCGTCACGAAACACAACTGTTAGTACACCTGTATCTGTATCTTGGTTATAATCGTAACCAGCGGCTACTGTTCTAGGGCGTCTCCAGTTTGTTGTTGAGGTAGGAATGTCAGCTAAAGCTGAGGCTGCAGCCGGGGTTCCCTTGTATGTCCAACCTGACCTTTTACCCTGTGTTCTTTCTGGGGTTTCATACCCCGAACCTAGATAGGAATCTGCTGTAATACCTCGTTTATACAAAAGATTTTCAGTACTATTTTCTCCAAATTTAAAGAACTCATCTCCAAGACCGGAAAGCTCTGCAACTTGTGCTCTATTTTTAAATTGATTATTATTTATATTAAAAATAGCTCGTTGAATTTCAGCTTGTCTAGAAGCTGTTGTTGAAGAAGCTAGACCCCCAAGAAAACCACGTTCATCATACTCTTCCCCAGCTAAACCTAAAGCTTCTCTTCGAGTATCAACATCCATAAACTCAGACACTTGACGCATGACTGTTTCACTAGCACCAAGCTGTTTACCTACCGGGTCAAATGCTTGAACGCCTGAACTCCGCAAGGCAAATTGGCCTAGGTTACTAGAGTTCAGGCGTTCAGCCATTTTAAATTCCTTTAACTATTAAGCCCAAGGAGTGATAGTGATTGCGGCTCCAGGAGCGGTACTTGCAGTCTCTGCAGCAATGCTCTGAGTCTTTACAGTTCCAGTAGCACCAGTTAGCTGGTTAGTTGCAGTTAGGCTTGCTGTGTTAGTAGCTGTACCAAATGCTGCGGAGCTAGTAATGGTTACGTAACCAGTACCAGAACCAGTTACAGTCCAAGTACCTACTACAGCAGCTGGAACAGAGTTACCAGAAGCAATAGTAATCTTAGTGTTTAGTAGG